CTGCAATATAGTTTCCACCACACCTAAGCCCTCAATTTTTTGAGTTGACATGGTTACAAAAGTTACTACATCATCTACCAACTTAGTGATATAATCATCATCAGTCATAGATTTGTATGTAAGTTCAGACATTGTGGATTGGAACCAATCACCAATCTTCTTTTTGACTCTGGCAAGAGAGTCTTTTGAAGGTAAGTACAAGATTTTTTCATCTTTAATACATTCCCCACACTGGGGAGTATGATCTTTTTCATTTAATTCATTTCGCCCAAAATTAGGGTAAAATTGTAAACTATCTTTCTTTGTCATTTCTTGTTCTTATCTTTAGATTCAGATTTTGTTTTCTCCCGCTGCAGGATATATCTAGGATTCTAACCTTGATAAGTAATAGTATTATCATTTCGCACTATGGACGATGGTAATGATCCACCGCATAAACAGAGGTGGCAACGTGAGCTGAATACGTTACAGCTGAGAGGTTTGAAGAAAGAAATTCAAACCACTTGCTTTACCAAAGTGGTAATTTGAATATACTAACATCAAACATTCAATGTGTTTCACAAAAATATAATTACTAGAAGAATGAAGCCTAGTAAACACACACGTTATAAATCTAATTTTTATGTTTTCTTATTTTTTTAATTTTTCTAATTTTTCTTATTATTTGAATTTTTATGATTTTTAAAATTTTTCGTTGTAACATATAAAAGGTTTTTTGCATATAATTGGAAACGTCATCTGAGTATATGCAAATGTTCAGTGACAATTTAATAACACATGATAAGTGAGATTTACGATTTCAATGAAGAAGGGCCAGATAAATTATATAAGGAGGTTCATGAAATTCTAAACTCAGGGGTATGATTGCCTGAGAATGATAACATGAATAAGCGCCAAATATATAAATCTAGTATGCCTTAATCACAAACCCACTACACGGACAATCATAGTGATTAAAATAAACAATCCATGATCTAATTAAAGATAAAGAATGTTTGTTTCAAAATGTACAGTAGAAAATAATGTGCCTGTACGCACGAATAATACAAAAGTATTACTAAATGGAGAAGATTCTGAGAAGAATCTCCC